GGGATCATCTGCATGTAACATACATTTAATTTTGCCTTTGGAAGGTTCTAGGCCTTCAGGCTTTCTTGTAGTAAATGCGTATGTTCCGTCTTCATGAGTTTTCTGTAGTTGCTGTTCAAGCATATTTCTATTAACTGTGCTTCGGTCTCCTGTTCTTGTGTTGTAAACATAGACATAGCCGGCACTTCTTAATTCAGTTGCCGTCATCTGTATTCCGTTTGCACTACCAATAGGAGTTCCGGGTTTCATATTGCCCGGTTCTTCTGCCTGTTCTGCATCTCTTAACATTTCATGTACTGAAGGTTCGTCAGCCATTACGTTCGCTCCTTTTTAAAGAGGGGACCAAATGTACTTTGCCCTCTCTTCCACTTGTTTTTCTCTTCCACGTTGTCCCAGAAGATTTTGTTCCAGTCTCTGGGCTTAACTTCAGTTTTGGGTGGTGGTTTTAAATTCATATCCTGTGCTAGACGCATTGCTTCTTCCACCGTATATAGACTTTCACCTCCACCTTTACCGTCAGGTACACCACATATAAGTTGGAACTGCTCACCGAAGAGTCTTGCATCTCCGATGTCTCGTTCCATCCTTACTTTCCGGTCACTTCTAATAACCGTTATTGCCTGGTACCTTCTCAGTCCTTTGGAATCAGGACCCATCCTATTCATCTCAGAGAGGTAATAGCACGGCTCATGACTCCAAAGTTCCGATGTGGCTAGTTCAACAAGTTTTGCCACTTACCTCTCCTAAATGGTGAAGTCTCTAGCACTTCTTACATAGAAGTAATCAACATCCATGGTTAGTGCTGTAGTTGTTTTTGCTTCGACAACCAGGATTACTGCCATATCAACTGATGTTGAAACAGCACCTGTTTTTGTCTGCTTTAGAACACCGTCGATATACCATCGGCATGTTCCGTTCTCTGCAATTTCGAGTCTCAAAATCTGAAACTCTCCTGCAGTAGCTACATCATCTGCATCTACGTTAGTAGAAGTGGTTTCACCTGTTGTGGTTCCACCGTTATAGATCATGTGCCAGTCTGTTGCGTCTGTTAGTTCTGAGCAAAATAAGAAACCTGCACCGTCAGATGCTGTAAGAGTTATAGTTGTGCCATTGCCGTGAAAGACATCATCTTCTAAAGAAACGGTGTCTGTATTGACATCGCTTAGTCCGAAGAATACTTCTCTGTTAGCAACTGCAGGTAACCGAACTCTAGCTTCAGCAACTATGGTTCCCATGTTTCCTACGTCAAACATGGTTGCGGTAGTTACACCGGCTGCATGCTTGTCTTCGTTTGTGGTAGTGAACTGTGCAACACCATTTACTCCGTCAGAGTCTAGTGAGACTATTCCGGAGTCTGTTTCTGCAAGTCCGTCACCAATTACTCGTAAGGATCCGATATTTCCAAACGCATTAGTTAATGCGACAGGAACTTCTGCCCCTACGAAATCTTCAAATATTTCAATTTGACCTCTTGGTCCTTGAACTGTAGCCATTTTCTTTTTCCTTCTGAAGCTCTAGCTCCAATTGCCTTATACGCTTCCTGTAGGGAGCGACTACTTCTGATATATTTCCTGTTTTACGAGGTACGGCGGCAAGGTTTTCAATCCTGTTATCCGCCATATCTCCATTCATGTTGTGTACAACCCAACCTTTAGGAATGGGGCCATGCTTTTCAGACCACGCTTTCCTTCTAGCATTCATTAACTCGTTGGGGCTGTAGCATCTGCTATAACTTCATATAGCCAGTTACCTGCAGACCTTTCACCATATGCGAATTCATCGTAGTGATACATTGCTGTAGCACCGCCACCGAGTTCAGGCATTCGCTTGGTCTCGATGTATGGTGATCGACCTTCTACAAGTACTAGAGCTGCCTGTGAGAAAACTCCGCCTTTAGCGTCATCATCACCGTCAATGGATATGTTTCCATCTTCGTAGAGTCTTGCGCCTGCGATAGTTCCTCTGTAGCGGTTCTGGTAGGCTTCAACAGATATTCCATCTGTTAATGGCGCACCACTTGTACTTGCGTCTAGACCTGATGCTATTAATTCGTCATCAATGTCTTTTAAGCAGAATCCATGGTGAACTGCGTGTATTGGAACATTGGCAGGAGCAGGCTCTGTTGTATTCGATGTAATTCGATATGCAGCAGCGGCGATCTCACCGGAATCAAGGGCGTTTCCTGCAGCACCTAATGCTGTAGTTGCGCCGTCTATTGCGGTAATTCCATCCTGGTCTTTCTTTCGCTCAATAGCGTTTTGTGCCAATGACCCTGTCTGAGCGTAAGCATTGGAGCTTATTCTCATTGCAACACGGTCTGTTATAACTGTGTGAACTCCGACAACTGTAGGTGTAATGGAGAACAAAGTGTCTTCCATTTGCTGTGGGTTATCTAGTTCTGTGTTTTCTGATACAGCCTGTGCGCTAAGTTTCGCCATTGAAACTTCGTTCCAGACAGTACCGGTATTTTCGTCAAGTCTTTGCCTATCTACTAGGTTAGGCATTACGCCCGCAAATTCTCTTACAATTCGAGCAGAAGCTATCATTGTAGGAATCGAATCAGCGAGAGCATCTGTGGTTGTATTCCCTGATGCCATAATTAAACTCCTAATTTAATCTATATGCGGATTCCCTGCTTTCTAAGCACTTCAGCCGCTTGTGCTATTTCTTCTCTGGAAACCGAGGTATTAGAGTCGCCCATTCTGGTTAGTAGATTGTTTGCACTTGCGTTTGACGGAGCTGATGACGTTGAATCAAGATCCAATGTATTTAGTCCGTTTTCCTCTGCAAAACTTCTAACCCTATCTTCGGCGGCTTTAGTTAGCTGATCTTTTTCAGTTAGCCTACGGTCTCTTTCTATTCTTCTCATGGTTCTATTGAATTCAGCATGAGCCTGATAGATACCCGCCAAATCCTGCTTTTCATATGCAGGACTCCATAATTCCCGAAATGCTGCTAGTTCAGGTGCAGTCATTAAATCAAGACCGCTTTCTGTAACTATTTCTTCTATTTCGGCAATAAAGCTATTTGCAGTTCTCGTGAAGTTATTGGTAGCTTTCCGGGTTGCAGCGTTTGCTTCAACCTTTTGTAAGTCTTCCATATATGCTTCTTGATCCTGCGTGCTTTGGTGGCGTATTAACGCTTGGACTGTATCTACTAATGTCGCCATATTGTCAGAGAGTTCGTCAAATTGAGGATTCTCTTTTTGTTGACTTCGTAGCCGTCCCTGAAGAGCCTTGTTGTCATTTTCAAGTTTCTTCAGTTGCGTTTGCAGAGTTTCAATAGTGGGCTGTTGTGCATTTGAGTCTTCCGGAGATGTGGTTGCAAGGCCATCAGCTACGGGAGTCTGTTGCTCAAGAGTTCCAGTTCCTTCTACTTCTGCTTCTACTGGCGGGGTTGTCCCATTAGCTGTGCCGTTAGCTGTGCCGTTAGCTGTGCCATTATCGGAAAAGCCCGCCGTTTCGTTTTGTAATGTCATTAAAGCACTCCTGTGATTTAATCATTTATTTGATTGTAGCAATTATTTTTATTTGATCAAAATTATTTCTGTCATTTTAGGCAAAAAAAAGAGTATCCCTACCTAAAATCAGGGTTTTGAATTAAAAATTCCTCTATATATAATTGAATATCTTGACGCCTTAAGACTGTTCCGCCTTGTTCTGACCTCATATCTCTAATAGCTCTTCTGACATCTTTGTTCAAACTTTTATCCATATAGCCCCATTTATAAAGAAGGGCATCAATAACAAAATTATCTCTTCGTAATATTTTTTTTCTTTTTTCAATTGTTGCTTGAATTCCTCTTAATTTTCTTCTGTCTTCTCTAGTCCAATTAAGGCTTTCAACTGCTCCTTTCTCCATGTCTGTTCGAGTGCCATCACTTTGGCTACTGTAAAAATCGTATTTTTCTTTAAAATTTTCTTCTTCAACAACGTCATCTGTTATGTCCCAATATTGTTTTAAAGTTTCTCTGTTACGATCAAGTTCTTGTTCTATAGGCGTTTTATTCGCTCGAATATATTTGCGAATATTTTCGTATTGTGGACCTACTATTTCTGAATTTTGTAATTGTGCAATTCGTTTTTCTTGTTCATCAAAATTAAACTCACCAGTAGCCGGATCGTCCAATCCTGGTTCACTCATAACTTTAAAGTATTCATTAATTGCTAAATTAAAAGCGTTTTCTGACGGATCCATATTGTCAAAATCGTCAAACATATCGTGGTATTTTGAACCTTCAGCTTCAAAACTTTCTAACTTATCGTAATATTCTTTGTTTTGAGCAGCGATAATTTCTCTAAGTGTTTCGCCTGTTCCGTGTGTATCATATGAACTTTGAATGGTTTGATTTTTTGTTTCTCTAAGTTGAAACCTTTCTGTTTTGTATTCTGAATATATGTTTCCTTGATCTAAACCTTGTTCCATAGCTTTTTCTTCTAAGTCTAAAATTTCAGGATGTCGTTCTTTAGCGTAATTTTGAAATAATAAACTAAGATTATTTTTACTAGCAGGAAATTTCGGTCTTGCTTCTGGGTTATCTGGATTTACATGTCCTAGTTCAGCGAGTTTTTCAACTGAAGTTCTAAACCATAAATTTTCTTCTATTTTTCTAATTTCACTATTTGGTCTTAAAGGACTTGATCTACCACCTATAAACCCAAAAAGTGAACCGGGAAAATCATCACCTTCTAAAATTCCTTGAAGCGCAAATGGCAATGCTCCCGTTCCTAAATGTAACGCTACATCTATTGGGCCTTCTATTTTGTCAAATGGTGCTGCATCTCGTTGAGACGCAGCTTCCAAAACAGCTTGTGCAATTCTTGGACCGACTGCTCCTCTGTACGACAGCCATTGAAAGATGGGGTTTTCATACAAATCAGATGAATATAAATCTTCAAAATCTACACCACCCGGAGCAAATGCTGTGGCAACAGCAGTCATGACTTGTGTTAATGCTCTAACCTGTCCGCCAACTCCGTAATTTTGTCCGTTAATTTCAACGCTTAAATACTTACTGCCACTTAACGGATTTAAACCACGCTGTATATCGTAACTAATTTGTTCAAAACTATTTCCTCTTGCAAGTCCTACATACCATTCTGTTGCCATATATATTCCATGAACTCCTGTAAGAAGCGTAGCTAAAGAACGAAATGCTTCTTTTTGCCTGACAGAAGCTATGGCACGATTTTTTGTTGTTCTACCTAAAATTTCGGTAGGCAAAAAACTGACAGCATCTGAAACGAGTGCAAATGTTGAACGTAACAATCTTGGCGAAAACGCAAGCCACGTTCCTTCAACTGCACGTAAATTTGAAGATACTCCAAGTGCTTTTGAATCTAACGCACCTGTCATGTTTCTTATATGTGCTGCTAATTCAGAAAGACTGTTTCCACTTCTACCCGATTTTACCCAGTCATCTTTCATGTTTTTCCAAAGTAAAGCCCTGCTCATTCCTAAAAATGTAGAATAAGAAGACTGAAATCTTCCAACAGTTTGTCTTCCCGGCTCGCCAAGCACACCTGCTACTCTACTACCACGGGCTGCTTCAGCAGCTTTACCGGTTTTAACGGTAGCTTTACCTAATAAAGTATCTTGTAAGAATTTTGAATCGCCTGCATCTTTTGGAAGCATGTCTAATAACTCTAACGGATTTAATCCACCACCTCTTTTAACCGCAGAAAAAACTTCAACGTCTCCAACTGGTACGCCATACTTTGCCATTTCCTGATAAGTTTCAAGATTTTCTTTTATAAATCTTGCTTGGACAGCAGGATCAAACCATGCTGCAAAGTGTGCTTTAGTAGCTTGTGTCCAAATTACAGGGTTTCTGGCTAAAGTTGGTAGCCCTTGTATAAAAGGTGCGCCAAAATCTAAGAAAGAAGATAAGAACCTTATAGTATTTGATACTCTTCCTGTAGCTCCTGCAACAAAATTAGTAGGGTCACCATATGAACTTTTGATTCCACTTTGGATTTTGTCAAAATCTTCTTTTGTATAAAGCCGATTACGCCATCTTTTTACAGATATGTTTTTTGCTGTACCACCAAATATTTTCCCAGATACTGTTTCGTTCCATTTTAAATCCTTCATTTTTCTGGCTCTTAAAAGCCGTTGTTCATTAAATGCCGCTTTAGCTTTACCATATTCTGCTCTGGCTTCATCAATATCTTTTACTAATTTTTTGTAACTTTCAATTGATCTTTCATTCCAGTCTAACTCGGAACGTTCTGCAAAACGTCTAGGGTCACGTTTTGATGGTTCTTCACCTAATTGAGAACTAAGTGCTTTTAATTTTTTCTGTGCTGCAATTTTGGCTTTTTTGGTATCGTCATATCTTTTAGATATTTTAGGAAATGCTGTTTGAAACGCTTCGTCAAGAGTTACGCCGATATTATTTTCCGTTAAATATGTAGTTAATTGTTCATCTAAAATTTCGTTATAAGCTGCTTTTAAATGTAATTTAAGGGTTTCTCTCGGGGATGCCAAATAATTAACTTGCCCTACAAATTCGCCTGTTGTTTCATCTAAGTATCCAAACATACCTTCTGTAGCTAAATCATAAGTTCTTGACTGATGAGAATCTGTTCTACCTAATATTTTTACAGCATCAATAGAATCGACTTTTCTAGGAATATAAAGTAATCCACCTCTATCTTTAGTTAATGGAGTCAAACCTTCCGCAACTCTAAGTGCTTCAATATCGTCAACCATTTGTCTAAATTCTTGTATGTATTCAAGAGCTTCATCTGATAAAACATCTTTAAATGCTTGCGGATCGCTAAACACATCGTTCCAAGCAGTTCCTGTACCTTCAACAATGCCGTCTTTATCTATTGATATTGGCATTTCTCCTAATTTTTTTGAACCTGCTATGCCAAATTTTGTACTGAATAAAGAACGTGAATCAAGTCCTGCTTGTAGTGCAACTTCGACAAGTTCATCAATACTAATACTTTGTCTTAAATAAGCAATAATGGCTTTTTCTACAGAAGTCGTTGCTCCGACAGAAGGATTAATCCCAAGTGTTTTAACAATTCCTTGTATATAAGGATTTTCAATATTAACTATTTCTGAGACAACTTCATTTAAAGTGCGAAGTCCCATAATATTAGAACCAGGTGATGCAGGATTTGCTGCAGGTTTTGCTATAGATTTAGCATAATCACTTAATATGTTGATGTGTTCTGTAGTTCCTGATCGTATTCTTTTTTTGTAAGCATTAGCAGATACTTTTTCTACAAGACCTAGATCAACTAGACGCACCATCATTTCGTCTATTTTAGACATCTGCATAACAGCATGTGGAGTATGGTCATTCATATATGTAAAGTATTTGCTTAAATCTAATACTTCATCGTCAATCATGTTAATCCACATTCTTAAATCGTTTTCGTATAATTCAACATCGCCCATAATATTTAATTTTCTATTAAATACTTCGCTCACAAAACCTTCTCTCATGTTTTGAATATCAGGAAGCATATGACGATTTGTACCACTTAAAGCATCTGGGACATGTTTAACAATAGAATCTAAAACATCTGCATTATCTGCAAGACGAGCAGAGCCTGTTACCAACCCTTTTCCAACTTTTCCTGTACCAAGTGCAAGTTTAGCTCCACCACCTAAAGGAACATAATTTATTGGATTTATAACACCTGTAGCTAACGCACCAAGTAATCCACGATTTTCGTTACTTGTAGACAAAACTCTAATTGCACTTTCTTTTGTTCTATCTCCTTGCACAAGTTCTTTTATTGCTTGTACGGAATTCGGATCAACAAAAGGTACGTCACCTTCCATTCCTACTTTCATTGATAACTTTAATGGATTAGTCTCTCCATCATATTGTTCGCTTAATTGGTCATATTCTTCCGGATTATGTTGGGCCATATGAGCAAAAGATGCTGTTAAAAAAGCACCTGCTATTGCTGTAAGTGACGCTTCGTCAGAAGCTGCAACATAATCTAAAATATTTAAATCATCCCCTTTGCTTTTTTGAAAATTCCAAGTTAATTTTTCAGGAACTGGCGCATCATAAGTTCGTGCAAGTGGGCCAAATTTTTCCTGCAATTTTTCCTGACGCTCTTCATACTCTTGTAATGTTTCAGGTTTTTTGTCGTATTTTGTTTCACCTGTATACGGGTTTACAACGGCTTGTTTTTCCGTAGGCGTTCTTGGATCTTCAGTTAAATCCAATCCGGGAACATCTAAGAAAAATGGTTTGTCAGATTGCTCTTCGTCTAATTGACGTTTAAGATTTTCAAACCCAGGTAATTTATCAAAATAAATACCGGCTTCTTTTTCTGACATGTTATTAATATCTCGTAGTGAAAATCCTCTGCCCATTATCTCCTCGCTCTAGTAAAGACAGACATTCCAGTCGGTCTTTGTCTAAGTTGTCTACGTCTTTGTAGTTCTGCGGTTTCTTGTTCACGTTTAATTCGAGCTTCTTCTTGTTTAAAGAACGAACTTTCTTTGTAGCGTCTTTCAAATCCCGGTAATTGCGATTGGAAAAATTCAGGTGTTGTTTGCGGTGTAGTAGTCATAAGTTGTGCTAGTTCTGCAGCACCACCAGGAACATCAAAAACTTCATCTGCACTAGGCATCATTTTTGCTAAATTTTCCGCTTTTTCTAATGCTTCCGCTCTTTCTGTTTCTGTTATCGGTTTTTCCGGAGTGGCTCTTCCTATAAACTCGTAATAAGAAGCAAGTCTTTCTTCCTCAGTTAATGTAGGGTCAGTAATTAATTTGTCTGATACGCCATATTGCCTTGGGTCATCAGCACCTTCTTTGGGAGGAACAAGCGCAAACTTTGTTTTACCTGTTTCTAATTCGTAATGCTGTTGAGCTTTTGCATCGTCTGTTTGTGCTTTTTGCAACGCATCGGCGTTTTCTTGTGAAGGGTCAGCGTCATATGCTGCTTGAGCATCTGACAATCTGTCTCCCCAATATGCTCGTTGATCTGCACGTTCTTCTAAAAAAGCACCTCTATCTTCAAGCGGTTGTGCGGTAGTAGCTTTTCGCCAATCTTCTTTAAATGTACCTTTTTGCATCTCTTCTGCCATGAAAGCAGCGAACTCAGGTCTTGTTTGGGCGTAAGGTTGTAATTGCGGCAATATATTACTTAAATCATATTTTGCACTTACATCTTCAAATCTACTTATTTTTGGTCCACCGGGTGCAGAAGGAGGTAATGCGGCACCAGACAATACATCTGCTGCGCTAACGCCAAGCTGTCTATCGTAATCAGATTGGTTAATATCGTATGCGGGTAGGCCGTAACTAACTGGATTCTTTTGAGCATCTTCTCCAGAAATCATTTCGTTAATTAACGTGTCTAAATCTGATGGATTACTAATTCCACTCATTTGAGCTTTAAAACTAATAACAGGTGCTACATTTTTTTGGATATGATTGTAAAACTCAGGTGTAGTATTTGCGTCTATTAATCCTCTTTGTTTAAAAGCTCCGATAACAAAATCATCTATACCTGCTGCAAATGAAGCAGCCCTATCTTGTGATAAAAGATCGTCACCTTTAGCAATCAAAGGGTCCGATATACTTCTAAATTCAGAATCTCCCATTAGTTCCTCAAGAGAACTTTTTCCAACTACTGCACTTATTAAAATATCTTGATCTTCAGCACTTAATTTGCCATAAGCGTCAAGTGCAGTAATTGAATAACGATCTAAATATTCTTTTAATGCACTTTCGGCACCTGAAGCAGTATTTGTGTCGTAAGAAAAAGCACCTCTAAATTTAGCTTCTTCACCTAATTGCTTAACATATTCAACAAATTCTTGATTAGTTAAAGCACCCATAAAAGTATCTTCATCTTGTAATTGTGCTGCGAGTTTTCCGATTTCTATATCACCCAATTCAACATCGGGAACAATAACAAAAGCTGCGTTTTTGGCATGTTGTTTCATTTTAGCTACGCTTTGTTTGTCTGTACTAAATGTAGCTTTTGCACTTTGATCTAAACTAACAAAAAGAATTTCTTCATATTTTTTAAAATCTTCTCCTGTGTAATCTATTAGTTCATTAAATACCGCAAATCCTTGAACTAAAGTAGCTTGTTTATCAGGGCTTTTTAACGCTTCTTCGTACGCCCGACCTTGGACTGAATTTTCTATTGTTGCAATTATTTTTCTTTGCAACTGACCACTTACTTTTTTGATATTGTTAGGTTGAAAAAACTTTACAAGTTCAGGTGGCCACATTTCATTGTTAGGATTAAAGTCAAACACTTCACCGTTTTCTGTTACTTGTTCAGTTGCCATAATAGACTTTACGTTTTCGGCAATAGATTTAGTAAAATCCCATTTATTTTCTTCAAAAAGATTTTGTCTTCTTATATTGTTTTTAAGTCTGTCACCTGCAATTCCTATGTATTTTTGAGGAGATTCTATTACAAGGTTTCTGTAAAATTGCTCGGGATTTCCGTTTTCTAAAGCCGGAATAAAATAAGGATTTATTTTTTCAACGTGATCGTTTACTAAATCTGCTAATAAATCGTCAACCTGGTCGATTGGATATTCAATTGTCCCTTCTGTAAAATAACTCGCACCTTCTCTTGGTTCTACTCCTAATTCGTCAAGTATTTTTAGTGCTGTGCTTGCATTTTCTACAGCTGAAAACTTAGGAATATTTTCTGGGAAATTCGGATCTAAAAATAAATTTTTTATTGTAGGTGGAATATACCCTAATTCGTCTGCAACCGTAAAAGTAAAATTAAAAAAATCTTTAAACGTTATGTATTGAGGGTTTGTAAAAACATTGTCATTTTTAATACCTATAATATTAAATCGTTCTTCTTTAGTAGGTGGTATTTTTTCTGGAGAGGGTTTTGTACTGTATTGATTATTCCAGATGTCTTGAATGAGATTATCTTTATATAATTGAGTGTTAGTATTTATTCCCAACTTTTCTTCTGCTTCTTTTACTTGGTCAGCGGTTTCTTTCAATGAAATAAGTACCTCATCAAAAGATATATCCTGTTTAAAATAATATCCTTGAGAATCTGCTTTAGCTTTTAAAACTTCATCTAATGTTAATTCTCTTGTTCCTAAATTAAGAAATTCCAAGTTTTCCATTTCGTCAAATTCAAGTAAAGCCGGTATATTGTTATTTCTAACCAATTCATTTCTGTAATCAATATCTTTTTGATCTAGTTCATAAAATAATCCTTCGTCTTCTATGTACACTCTATCTAGTCGGCTATTTAAATCTGCATACATTTGTTTAAGTTTTTCTTTGTTTCGTTCTGCATTGGGATTTGTGTTAGAAAAAAGTTCTTTCCATTCTGGTGGAAATGTTTCTTCATCTTTTTCAAGGAAATCAAAAAATTGCTCTGCTGTTCGTGCTGTTGATTGTGCTTCGATTTTTATTTCTTCTATATCTATTTCTGGCACAATTAAGGTTCCTGAAATAGGATCAGTTTCAATGTCAACCGGAATAGTAGATTTAACAGGATTAAAGAAAACATCTGCCTGTTGAAAAAACGAGCTTTTAATTTGTGAAATTCTTTCGTCAGAAATTCCGTATGTTTCTTGTACTGCTATAAGAGCGTCATCAAAGTCTAGAGGATTGTCGGGCCTTGTACGCAATTCTGTAATTTTATTGAGAATTTGTTCATCTGTATACGGGCCTGCCATTAAAGACCTCCCATGTCTGTGCCGTCATCTAAATGTTTAACCCACGGTCTAGGTTTAGTATCAATATTTAAATTTTTTATTGTTTGAGTAAATTTAGGAAAAGCAGTTTTTGTTTGTTGTATTCCTCTAATTTTCGGTGCCTGTTTTTTTGGTGCGTCTTTTTTTAAACGCTTATACTCTTGCGTTATCTGTGATATTGCG